AGAGAGGGGCGGACGATGAAGTTCCACTTGGGTCGATTGTCGTAGACCCGCGTGGTCATGTGGCGCTTAGCTCGGCGCAGGTCGTTGAGAACCACGGCGCGCTGGGGCCAGTCACGCAGGACCGCCCCAGGAGTAAGGGTGGGGATGAGCTTGGAGTTCTTATACTCAAGCAAGGACCCGCGCCACTTGGTCACGCCCCAGTGCCCGGACAGGAGCCACAAGGACAGGTTTCCCATGGCGATGATCAGGTTCGGCTGGACCATCTCGATCTCCTCCTGCAAGGCCTTCCAGCCCTCATGGATCTGATAGGTGCAGTAGAGATTACGCAGCAAGGAGTGGTTGGGGCTAATGTCTTTCTTCTTCAGCGCGATCCATTCGGAAAGCTGGCCGCGAGGAGGCCGCTCCTTGCAGGCGAGAGTGGTGTAGCAGTCGCTTCGCATGATGTCGACTTCATGGAGCATCCGGGTTAATTCCATGCCGGATGCTCCGTCGAACGGGACTCGGGCGTGGTCGGAGGGGAACTCCCCCACGATCATTACCCGAGCAGGGATAGGGCCTTCTCCATGTATTTTCATGTTACAGCCCCAGTGCCAACTCGAGCTGAGCGGAGGCTTCGAGATCCTGAATTCTCTTGACTGCGATGCCGTAGCTGGCTGGGTCCATCTCGATGCCAGTGGCGATCAGCTTGAGCCCGTGTGCAGCGGGGAAGATTGGGCCACTCCCCATGAAAGGGTCGAAGACTGTGTTGCCGGGCAAGCACGTCCGGGTGAGCAGGTCCCGGAACAAGGCGACGGGCTTCTGCGCTGCGTGGCCGAGGTTCGCGTCTGGACCGAAGTCGAGCACATCCGGCCCCATGCGAAGGACGGGACACTTGCCCTTGACTGCGTAGAGGAGCGTTTCGTACTTGCGCTGCGGGCCACTGTCCGGCCAGGGAGCGCGCATACCTGCTCGCTTGTACCAGATCCAGGGGGTGCGGAAGACCTGCCAGCCCGCTGCGCGGAACTCATCTCGAAGATGGAAGAACCAATCAATGTCGCAGAAGCAGTACATATGAGCCTGCGCTTTGGCTAGGCGGAAGGACTCGGGGGCAAGGGTCTTGATGATAGAGAGGAAGTTATCTGCGTCGTCCTTATATCCGTGGGCTCCGGCTGCCACTCCGCCAGAATCTCCGAACTCGTCCGCTCCCATACCATAAGGGGGGTCGGTGAGGATACAATCAAATTGTTCGGCGGGAGCGCTTCGCATCCAAGCCAGGGAGTCTTCGTTAATCGCTCGGTGCATTGAGGCGTTAAAGGTCTTCCCAACCGAGATGCCCAAGTCCCTGGACTTAGCCTGCGCTTCTTCCTTACGGAGGATCTTAAATGCTTCCTCTGCAGTTTTGGCCGCCCTGACTGCTGGATTATCCAAGTGATTTGCAATGATAATTTCTCTTCTTGTATTCTCTTGATTGACACCTGCGGAAGAGCCCCGAACTTCAAGTGCGGTATCAGCAATTGTATGCGCAGGTGCTCCCAACGCTTCCGCTTGCTTGCTGCGGAGTGTATGAAGTTTAGCATGTGCCGCCGCTCTTTCTTGCCAAGTTAACTGAGTACGCTGGACATTTTCTTCCAGCTCAGCTTCCTCAATTTCAAGGTCGCTGAGGTCTGAAATGTTTGCATAAGGGATAGAATCTGAAGGGACGGCAGCCCCGTCATACATAAAGGCTTGACCGAGATCCCACAGATCCTGGACTGCACGAAGCCGCCGCTCTCCTGCGACAAGAACATAGGAGTCTCCAACTACGCGAAGGATAATCGGGTGGAATAGACCTTTGGTTCTGATTGATTCTGCCAGCGTGCGAAGTTCATCCTCTTTAAATTCTTTTCGTTGACGATCTGGAGCTATAACGATAGCTGAAAGTTTGATGTAGTTACGCATGATTAGTTTCCCAAGTTTTACGAGCTTCTACAGCGGCTTCAAAGGAAGGGCCGTAGTATAAATTTTCTTTCATGTAGTCGACTGTTACATAAGCTTCCCAGTTTTTACCGCGCTTAAACACTCCACGGACCCCTGACTTATTAGTACAACGAAGCTGGTTGCGGCCAGGTTTCATTTGCTCGGCCATTGTAGTCCAGCGACAATTTTCAGGAGTGTAGTCTCCGTTGTTATCTATCCGATCTAGAGTTTCGGCAATGCCTCTAGGCCCCATGTCAGTGGCAAAGTTTTCTAAGCTTTTCCAGCGCTCACATACACCAATTCCTCTTGCACCGTAATCTTTGTAACCAGCGTTATCTGCACGATAGCAGCGATACCACATCGCTTTCCAAATAAAATAAAGATCATGCTTAGAGCTTGGTGTTCCGTGGATGAGTTTCATAAGGGATGTCCATGTTAGCGCGAGTTATTTGCGGATAATCCGCGCACTGTGTAGCCAGTTAAACAGTCTCCGCAGCGCGTAGGAACGGACTAGGGAGACTAGGGTGAAAATGATCCCTATGGCAATGTTACTTGACAAAGGGATCTCGATACCGAAGAGGGGGAAGATTAGGAGTTGCGCCCCCAGAGCGACGCCGTAGCCGAGGAGAACATTCGCCAAGGCTTCGATGAGGGACTGGAGGCGCGACTGCATCGTGGTTAGCTCGGCAGGACTGCGCCAACGCGCTCTTGAATCTGGTCCTGATACAACTCATGGTTGATTTTCACGCTGACCATCTTCCCCTGCAGCTGGCGCCAGGACCACGGCACACCTGCGACGTTGGTGCCAGTCGCATCGCGGTAGTCTTTCTGGCGACGGTTTTTACCCTTGCTGTTGTCGAGGCCACCACTTGCGTTCAAGTCGAGGAAGGCCCGGTCAGTGAGCGTGAGCTCTGGCGGGAGGCCGAGGCCTTGCACTGCCGGAGGGACCTGGATGCGCAGGGGGATAAGCATGGAGATCCACGGTTGGCCCTGACGGTCGCCCTTGCCGATGGTGCCTGAGTCGGTCTTGATCTCTCCGATCACGGCCATGTAGAGCCCGTTGGGGTTGTCCGGATTCTCTGTGGGGAGGGGAGGACGCTTCTCGTTCGCTTCGTTGACTTGTGCGTCAAGGAATTGCTCGGGGTTGAATGCTGATGTCATAATGACTCCTGGTAAGGTTAAAGGACTAACAATGGGGCAGTTAGCGTCGCCCCGAACACGCTTGGTTAAAAGGGAATGTCGTCAGCAAGGTCGTCGAAACCGGAGGGACCAGGAGGACGTCGTTGTCTAGCGGGAGGTGGTCCTGCAAACGCAGGTACAGGCCCGAGTGGGTCTTGCCTCGGAAAGATATTCACCCAACCGTCCCAGCCAAGGCCGGGGAGAGGGATGGTGTCGATCTTTACAGAGATGCGATCTCCGTCGCGCATACCTGTGCCGATCTTGAAGTAACGGTTTTTAGCTCCGTTGACTCCGGGGATATAGGCACAGGCATCGCCGATAATTTCTTTTGCCATGAGAGGCTCCTATAGGTATGTAGTCTTCTTCCCGATCAGGCGGACTTGAACTTGATTCGCGTAGGACTGAAACGGGGAGCCAAGTTGCTGCATGGAGTTCTTGATCCACTCGAGCGTTTGCTTCTGGGAGTAGCCAGGAGCCTGAGGGACCTTGACCTCGACGGAGAGGGTGGTGAAGGACTTGCGGCTCATGCTTAACCTCCCCGCTTTAACCAGACGTCCATGATGCTGGAGAAGTCTGGCGTAATCTTACTCTTATACCCGAGGGAGCGAGTCTTGCAGTCCACGCCATAAGCGGCGGTGTCCCAGAAGAACTTGTCACCGTCCCGAACTGTGTAGATCACGTCGGAGAACAAGGTGGGGATCTCGGTAGCCAGCGCCTTGCCGATCGCTTTGATCATGACCTTGGTGGACTGGGTGACTGGGTCAGTCTCCCTGTCTACGTGAGCAGTCATGACGAAGGGGCATTCGAGGCCCTGAGTGCAGAGGCGGAGGAAGTTCATCAGGTTAGACTGGGCGATGCCGTAGTCACCCGGCGAAGCCATTGGGCGCGAGCCGATCTGCATCTTGAACGCAGCATTGCTCAACTCGGTAAGGGAGTCAATGGCGAAGATGCGGTTGCGCGGGAAGGCGTCTACGGGGCCGAGTTCCTTTCCTGTCCGGTCGTCCTTGAAGTTCGCGCAGGAGTTCAAGATCTTCCAAAACGCGTTGTTCTCCCCGCCTCGGTTGCTGTCCGTAGACTTAGCCAGGGCTTCGTAGGAGAGCTTGCCGACGAGATCTGCAGCGTTGATGAGGGCCTTGAGGGAGATGGGTTTAGTGGCCTGCTGGTGCCAGTAGACGCACGAGGGAACTGGCTTGTTGTGATCCCTGTAGTATCCGAGCAAGGTCTCCAGTCCGTTCTCCGTGAACAGGACCGCGACTTCGAAGTTGTTCTTGTCCGCCCAGTCGCACAAGGTTCC